CTAAAAAACTTTGTTGCATCTGGCAACAGTTTCAAGGCTAAACCAGGAGAACACGATGATCTAGTGATGTCAACACTGCTAGCAGTGAGAATGGCCAGCACTATTTCAGCATGGGACCAAAAACTGTTTGAAAGACTACGTGACTCAGAGGAAGAACTGATCTTGCCTATGCCAATTATCATGTCATAAATACACTGATGGATCTAAATTTAGTTGCACAAGACTTGTTTGATGAACTCAAATCAAGGTATTCACATCTTACACTAGGTGATGATCAAGCAATGACCACCACAGATCCACAATTAGCAAGATTTTTTAAGTTTGATTGGAACAACAATGCAGTTTCTGTTGCAATTGATGAAGATAATCTTAGATTGGTGTACAACAAAGACCTAGCAGATTCATTGGAAGAAGAAGATCAACAGTCATGGTACGATTTTGCACGCACCATGCGTGAGTTTGCTGTGACACACAACCTTGGTTTTAAACCACAAGACATAGAAAAAATTGACTTAGAACAGGGGGATTTTGAATTCCTTTCTCAAGTAAATACAGTACAGGAAAGCAAAATGCACGGCACATCAAAATCATCTTACAACACTTTAGACAAAACCAAAATGATCATACGTCACTCCAAAGCAGTGGACGAATCTATTCCTGGTGCAAGATCAAGAAACATTGACTGCATCTTTATTGAAAATGCACAGGGCGAACGTTTTCGTTTTCCATTCAACTATCTACACGGTGCAAGAGCCATGCAGATGCATGTGGCCAAAGGCGGCAATCCTTATGATGGCATTGGCGAATCAATTGTAGAACAAGTGGCCAACATTGCAAAATTAAGAAAATTTACACAGTATGCCAACAAAATGAACATGGTTGACGAAAATACAGAACCATATCTAACAGGTGCGAACCAAAGAATCAAAGAAACCAAAAAACTTTTATCAAAACTACAGAATCAAAGCACATACGAATCCGCATTGGAAGATCTTAATGCCAGCACTACTCTAGAAGAAGATGAAGTGCAACACATGGTTAAATTGTTCACCAAAGAGGTTTTTGACGAAGATCTTGTTGATGCATTCAAACTATTGCCTATAGTGGAATTTGATGACGAAGAAGGCAAAGACAGACGTGATGTCATGACTCAAGCATCCACAGCATCAAGGTATGCTCAGTATGTGGACAACTGGCTAGCAGATCCTGAATCCATGCTGATCCTCAAAAAAGATGATTCGTATGATGCACTGCAAAACAATTTGAGATCACAGCAAAAAGAAACTGACATGAAATTGATGACTATATTGAGAGACATTGCCACAAGATTTTTATCTTCAGATCAAGAAGATGATGCAGTGGTTAACTTTGCATCAGACATGGAAGCACAGATTTCACAATCACAAGAATTGTTTGCAAAGCCTGATCCAGAAACCAAACGTCTCAAAGGCACTGCTATTAAGTTGGCCAACAAATATTTGCAGGACATGAAAAAAATTAAGCAAGACGATGCATACAAAGATGAAGTGAGAAAATCACCAGAAGACATCAAAGCATTTAAAAACATCAAAGGCCAAGAAATAGACAAAGGCAAATTGGCCAAACAATACAAAAGAAAATACAAAGATGAATCAGAACAATTTGAAGCATGGGCTGTAGCACAAACTGAAATGCTGGAAAGCACACTGGATGAAGACAACATTGAACCATCAGAATATCAAGATGCTTTTGTAAAACCACAAAAACCTTCTGAAATCAACACAATAATCAATTCTCACAAAAAACTGGCAGACGTATAATGAATTTAAATGAATTATTCCACACACTTGATATACAAGTTAACGAAGAGATTCCATCAAGTGGAACATACATACACACACCGCAAGGCTTAACATTACGTCCAGCTGGCGACAGCATATGGGACGATGACAAAAATAATCCATCAGAAGTTAATGTATCAAAAATTGAAATTGGATTAACCAACGACGGTCCAAATGACATTTATCATTTTATGGGTGTGTATCATGATGCAGGCACTTGGGAACTTTACACAGACAATGGCATCACTGAACAACTTAACAAATACCTTGGCCTAGCACCTGACAGCATTGACTGGTCAGAACAGGGACAGCAACAAGAAGATATGATGCATTTTGATATTGCATCAGACGAGATTGTAAAAACTTTGATCAACAGTGGTAAGTTTAAAATGACAAATGAAGATGACATGAGCACAGGCACTGTGGCAGTGGGCAAAAAAGGCAAGACCAGAAGAGCCACAGGCATTGGTGACAACCCCTATGACCATAACGAAGGCGAAGATCAAACAGCATTGGTCAATGCCGCATTATGGAATATAAAAGATGTATATCAATCTGTGATGTCAGACACACCTCTGGAAGAAGATGACATGTTCTCATATCAAGATCTTGTGCAATACTTGGAACAGGCAGACATGCCCAACCAATACAGCCAGTTTTGGGATTTGGTTACAGATGCCATTGACTCAGCAGGTGGATTTGCAGGACAGGGTGATGAAATCACAGTGGACAAAAACATTGCACCACAGATCAAAACACTGTATCAACAATTCAAAGCCGCCACATCTAAAATCCAAGGCGTCAAAGAACAGGATGAATTGAAAACATACAGACCAACTGAAACAGTTGAATCTATAGATGATATATTAAGATTATCAGGCATAAAATAAATTCTTGACAGAATAAACAAGTTTGTGTATTATACACACTACAGTGATACACACTAGGCAAACAAAAGGAGGCTTACATTATGGCAACACTGGCAGAAATAAGAGCTAAATTGCAGGCTCAAACATCAAAACCTTCAGGTGAAGGCGGCGGTGACAATGCAATATACCCACACTGGAACATTCCAGAAAATTCAGAAGCAGTGCTAAGGTTTTTACCAGACGGTGACACCAACAACACATTCTTTTGGACAGAACGAGCAATGATCAAACTACCGTTCAACTCAGTCAAAGGAGATGCAACATCAGGTCCTGTACAGGTACAGGTACCATGCATGGAAATGTATGGAGATGCATGTCCAATACTTGCAGAAGTAAGACAGTGGTTCAAAGATAAATCTTTGGAAGATCTAGGCAGAAAGTACTGGAAGAAACGTTCATACATATTTCAAGGTTTTGTGACAACATCTCCACTGCAAGAAGATGCAACTCCAGACAATCCAATCAGACGCTTTATTATTGGTCCACAGATTTTCAATATCATAAAGTCTGCACTGATGGATCCTGAGATGGAAGACCTGCCAACTGACTACACCAGAGGTGTTGATTTTAGAATCAACAAGACCACAAAAGGTGGTTATGCTGATTACTCAACATCAAAATGGTCAAGAAAAACAACTCCGCTGACAGAAGAACAGAACACAGCAATCAGCACACATGGTCTGCACAACTTAGGCGACTTCTTACCCAAGAAACCAACTGAAGTTGAGATCAAAGTGATGGAAGAAATGTTCCGTGCATCAGTGGATGGTGAGCCATATGACGCAGACAAGTATTCACAGTACTTTAGGCCCGCAGGACTCAGAGCACCTGCCACAGGCAGTGGAACCACAGCACTTCCACAAGGCCAAGCAGTGAAAACAGAAACTGCACAGCCAACTGTGACTGCGACACCCGAGCCTACTCCTGCTCCACAACCAGAAACTGCTCCCGCTCCACAACCAGCAACTGCTGAAGGTGGTAACTCCAAAGCAGAAGACATTCTGGCAATGATCAGAGCAAGACAATCCAAGTAATCCAACAGGGGGTAGAAATGCCCCCGTTGACACAATGTCAAAAGTTTCATATAATAAGCAAAAGGATAAAACAACATGGTCAAACCGTTTGATGTAACAAAATTTAGAAAGTCCATAACCAAGTCCATTGATGGCTTGGGCATTGGCTTTAACGATCCTACTGATTGGATCTCCACAGGCAATCACGCTCTAAACTATTTGATTTCGGGCGATTTTTACAAAGGTATTCCACTAGGCAAAGTAACTGTGTTTGCTGGCGAATCAGGATCAGGTAAATCATACATTTGCTCTGGCAACATCATTAGAGAAGCACAGAAAAATAATATATTTGTCATACTAATTGATTCTGAAAATGCACTGGATGAAGCGTGGCTACAGGCCATAGGTGTTGATACATCAGAAGACAAATTACTGAGATTAGGCATGTCAATGATTGATGATGTAGCAAAGACCATATCAAACTTTATGAAAGAATACAAAGTAGACTACGGAGACAAAGATCAAGAAGAAAGACCCAAAGTGCTGTTTGTACTAGATTCATTGGGAATGATGTTGACTCCCACAGATGTTGATCAATTTGAAAAAGGTGACATGAAGGGTGACTTAGGTCGAAAACCCAAGGCATTGACAGCACTTGTGAGAAACTGTGTCAACATGTTTGGCTCTTACAATGTGGGCATGGTAGCAACCAATCACACATATGCATCACAAGACATGTTTGATCCAGATGATAAAATATCAGGCGGACAAGGTTTCATTTATGCATCAAGTATTGTGGTAGCAATGAAGAAATTAAAATTAAAAGAAGATGAAGCAGGTAACAAAGTAACTGATGTGAGAGGTATTCGTTCTGCATGCAAAGTGATGAAGACACGTTTTTCCAAACCATTCGAAGGTGTGCAATTGAAAATTCCTTATGAAACAGGAATGAATCCGTATTCAGGACTGCTTGACCTTTTTGAAAAGAAAGGCATCATCACACAGTCAGGCAACAGATTGAAATACATCACACAAGAAGGCAAAGAAATACTTGATTACAGAAAAAACTGGGGTGCAGACAACCTTAAAATTGTCATGCAGGAGGTAAGTAATCAGTTTAATGAAGGAGACGATACAGCAACACTTGCTGTTGATGAAGAAGATGGAGACACAAATGCTGATTGATGTTTGGGGATTAATGAAAGCCTATGTTTCTGCCAAAGACAAATCTGTTGTGGCAGAAAAGTTTGTGGACATTGCCATGGACAATGGTGTTGAAGATGAAGAACTCAAAGAATTAATCGGCCATGATGACGAATTGGATGAAGCCATTCGTTACAATCTCGACATTGAACAAGACGAAGAAGACTATGAGGATGCATGAACTGGTTTTCCAGAGTTACGCAAGACATTTCCAAAATACCTGATGCTATTGCATACTATGAAGCAGAACTAAATCAAGCATCTGCTGAAGTAAAACTGCATGGCAACTTAGAAAAACAATCATCAGCCATGCCAGGTGTTGTAGAATCTCGCTTTCGTCAACTGCAGGAAGTTGAAGGCATTCTCAAACACTTAGAAATACAACTGCGTAAACTTAAAACCAAGCACTAC